TCTCATCTCATAATCTACTACCTTATACTTATCATGAAACATAACAGCTTCTGGTGTATATTCAGTATTATTTTCAAGATACTTTTGATAGTCAAGAAGTATTTTGTTTGTAGCTTGTCCTCTTGTGGACATGTTAAATAAATACTTTACCAACTCAATACTATCTCCCTGATAACCAGATGAAAAGTCCTTGAATTTATAGAATCCAGAGACCACATCAAAATAAACAAACATGGATGGAACTTTATCCTTGGCATTAAATGCAGATAGCATTTTTACATCTTGACCTGTTAGCTTTTCCTTCAGGTTAAGATAATATTCAAAGACCCATTCCCTGGGGACTTGTTCTAAATCAGTAATTAAATTCTTTGTTGAAATCATACTACCTAGTTTAAAAATTAAGGGGAAGCTATTTCTAACTCCCCCTATAACTTATTAGTCTAGGCTGAAGTCAGAAGATGTTTTAGTAGGAGCTGAGAAATCATCATCATCTCCAAAGCTTTTTACTTCTTTTGTCTCTAATTTTTTCAAATGTTTGGATTCATCAAAAGTAATAACTTTTCCTTCCTCTACTCCACCATAAGCATACTTTTTATTTTCTCCTTTTGGCAACCACATATCATAGTTTGTATAACCTGTCTTACCTTCATATTCTCTACCAGCAATACAGAACTCAAGAAACTTATCTTTGATAGGTGCAGTAGCATTAAATGCCTCTACAAAATCTTCAATAGTATCATGCTTACCATCTTGTTCAGTAAACCACTCATTGATTCCTGCAGTTTTACATAAACCTTGTAGAAAAATCAAGATAGATCTATCTCTCTGAATCTTAATACCTGTTTTAGTTTCACCATCTGCATATGCATACTGGCTAGCTTTAACTTTACCAATTTGACCAGCATATCTACCTTTGCTTTCATCATCTTTATCAAGCATAAAGCCCTCAAAACCATCAATAGGTTGTGTTTCTACATGCAAAAGCAAGTGTTTTGCACCATCAATGAATTTAAAATCCTCCAGCTCCACATAATTAATCTTTAACACATGATTTCCCGGAGAAATTGTTTTAGGTAGTCCATTACCACCAGTTCCTAAGTCAGTTGTACTTAATCCCATTGTTTTTTATTTTTATTTGTTATTATACATAAATTTTATCCCAGTGAAACTCTAATTCACCCTTTTCATTCATCTCAGTTACTACTATCTCTTCATTACGGAGATGTTCTGGTCTTGCACCACAAGTAACTTCTTCATTAGTCTTAAAGCTCAGAATAGTTTTATTTCCTTTTCTGTACATGTAACCAATAGCATCTGCATTAGCACAAATCAAAGACTTTATTTTACCAGTTAAGTCTATGTTAGCAGACATAACCATCTCACCCTTATCATCAACTACCTTGTCTTTAATATGACCAGATAAAATAATGTGGGGAGCTAAGGTATCAATAAAATCTAAAACTTGGAAGAATGCTTGACGGATATATAAATAACCAGCACCATTTGGTAGTGTAGTTACATTGTCTCCATCATAGTTCTTTCCCATCATTAATGTTCCAATAAACCCGCAACAGTTTACCGCGTTCTCCAATGAACTGCTATATGTTACCATATAGATCAGACTATATCACAATCCATTTCTGGATTTCTCCCATTTCCACTACCATTAGCTTGTAGTGTACTGCCTTCCGGCATAGTCGTTGAACATTGCTTATAAACATAAATTTGCTTAATCTTATTAATAAAATCCTCAACTGAAAATTTATTTTTCATAAGATTACACATACTACAACAAGAAACACAATTTTCAACTGTATAACCAACTTTACTATTTAATCTATCTACACCATTGTGTAAAAATTTAATATTAGTTCTGTTTCTACCTTTAGAAAATTGTGATTCAATAGGTTCCTGATTGCAATAAAAACAATTCTGACTAACTAGTTCAATAAATATTTCTTTTGTAAGTTCAAAAGGTATATTTCTGCCATTTGCATTAGTTCTATAACCTGAATATATTGTATTAATAACAGATTCAACTTTTGGTTTTGCTGTCATTTTATCCTTACAATTTTTACAATATTCAGGGTTAGTTTTTATATGATCCATTCTTCTAATTGATCCTGCACCACAAGTTATACATTCAGTAAAATAATAAGCTCTAGACTTAGCTGAATAAGCAAAATCTATCACCTTTACTTTATTAAATATAGCACCTGGTTTAATCATTTTTTGTGGTTTATAAGCCTTTGCTGCTGATTGTCCATTCATAATATTTATATTTACCCGTAAAGGTATAAAATATATTTTAATATACAATGGGTTTCCCAGCAATTAGAGAGATTTGCTATTAATATTACTACTAATAGGCCCATTTGGTTTAGGCGTTGCCCGGTACAATTTTATTGCAAGAGGTTGTATCATATCCTCTAATGCAGTTACAGTATCTACAGTAACATACTTATAAGGATTACCAGCTGCTTTGATAGCTTTACCAGCATCAAGCAACTCTTGCAAAGTATTAACTTTAATCTTTAGAGCTTCAACATAATCAGAACCACTCTCCAAATCTAGGATCAAATTGTCATCAAGACCAGCATATGCTGTTGTCTTACCAGTCTTAGGCTTGGAATAAATAATCATTCTCTTTGGATTCTGTCTTTCAGCCTTTACTTTACTTGTAGGAAGTACTATACTCATATTTCACTTTTTGTTTGTTTAATCAAATCATTCAACCATGGTCTTGCACTTACAGGCTTTATCAGCATGATAGCTGCAAGATCTCTAATAGTAATTTCTGACAATGGCGCATCTGCAATCTCTTCATTAAGAAGAATCTCTCCCTTATTAGAAGGAAACTCCTCTTCAAAATCAGGAAATAATGACAAGCTTTTCTGTAACTTAGGTAAAGAATCTTCTTTCTTAGCTTCCTCCTTTCTCTTCTCATAAAGAGCATAAGTTATCTCAGTACCATCTTTAAGAATTGCAACCAACTCAGATGTAGGAACAGTATAAAGTTTAAAAGGCTCACCTTTAAAGTTTGTACCTTCTTTTGTTTCATACTCCTCACCATAGAATGGATTAGCTTTGTACTTAAATAACTGTCTGTCCTCATTAAAAGGTGTTACATCTGTTACAGTACCTTTGTCATCAGTAACATTGTCATAGAATTCAATATAGATATCCTCACCCTTACTGATCTCAGATTCAAATAACTGTACTTGTCTACCAAATTTACCTTTCTGGAAAAAGGCTGTTTTAATTATAAAAAACGGATCTGCAAGACCCAGCTTTTTAAAAGTCTCAATGTGTTCTACAAAGAACTCTTTTTCTCTTTCTTTTCTTATATTCATACTTAAAATTTACTGTGTTGATACTTTTTTAGTTGCACATGCTGGAGTAGGTATCTCTACTATTCTCATCTGCTCTCTGTCAAGTTTAAAGAAACTTATCCTTGTGGTACCATTTCTTGATTTCAAAAAGTGAAAGACTAAAATATCCTCATCATTTATGATATATCTGTCTGGACCATACTGTCTTATTTTTCTCAGAGAGGGTTTGTTTATACCCAGCACAACATCTGCATGTTGCAATAATGCATCTGACCCATAAATATCTGAGTCTAATACATAATTACCATAATCACCATCAAGGGCTCTCTTGGGATCATCTATATTTCTATTTAACTGGCTGAGGACTACAAAAGCTACTGGATACTTTTTCTTTAACATGGTGAGTGCTTCACCTAAAGCTCCTAACATTTCAAATTTATCTTTTTGTCCCTTACCATTTTTAAATAAAGCTGAGTGATCTATTGCAACAAGCATATTAGTGTACTCCCTTTTCTGATTACCATCTGCATCCACAGTTAACTTAGAATGCTTTTGCATTTGGTAATGTATAGTAGCACACATTTCATCTACAGTACAAGCATCATAGACTACATCTATTATATCCTTGTGAGCTGTATTATCATAATAGTCTTGACATTTTGCATAAAGAGCCTTATCAATCTTCTTACCCTTACTCATCAGGGTGTTGTAATCAGCACCTGTATTCAGACTAAATTTTCTTATACCACTGGTCTCATCAACCATTTCCATCTGAAACTTTAATATACGGAATCTTTGATCTCTGTTCATCTCAATAATGTCACTGATCAGCTGTTCCATAAATAAAGTCTTTCCTGTACCAGGTCTAGCACCTACTACGGTGATAGTTCTCCATTCTAATCCATCACAAAAGGCATCATTAAATTTGGGCCAGGCACTTCTTAAAGATTTTATATCTCCCCGGCTCCTAGCCGCCATTTTTGCTAATGCTTTGTATAAAGCATCTCTTTCACTTACAGGTTGTAGTGGCTGTGCACCATTAAATAATTCTGCCATATGTTTATGTATTAGTTAAATGCTTGTTCTTAGCATAGTTA